GTATACTCCGTGTTCGTCTGTTGTTGTAGTAGTGGCCTTACCTTTAGGCAGGCCACAATGAATAACATTAACAATCACAATACCAACTCCCTATGTATTTATTTATGTTTTGTTTTAAGGTACTCGATATAATTTACAACCTCTTCCATTTCTTCCTTGCTTATATCTTTGGAAGCTGAAAACAGCATTTTAGCTTCTGGCCGTGTACGTAAATATTCTGCGTACTCAGCTGTTTCTGGATCTTGGTAATATCCTTTTGGAGTAGGCTCGTTGCCTGTTAGCAAATAATCAGTGGAAACATCAAATACCTTTGCGATACTTTGCAACATTTCAGTGTTAGGTGTGCGAGAACCACCTTCCCATAATGATACAGTCGATTTAGCGACGTTTAATTTTTTCCCTAACTCTTCGCCGGTCATTTTGTTGTATTTTCGCAATTCTTGTATGCGTTGTCCCATAGTTTTCATATTGCATACCTCCTATAGTTATCATATTAAATTGTAAACAAAATGTAAACTTGCAATATGCAAACTTTTATAAAAAGTTTATTTGACGGTATGCACTATGTAAACTATAATAAGCTCATAAGGAGTTTGCAATATGAAAACATAAGGAGGTGAAAGCATGGAAACAAACGAATTAATTAAACTCCGACAACGATTTGGATATACACAGTTAGATATAGCAAACATGCTGGGTTTACCTAAATCTACATATAATCAAAAAGAGAATGGCAAACGGTCTTTTAAACCGGTGGAAATGGTTCAAATCTATGAATTTTTTCACCGACTAGATGATAGCTTGAACATGCAGGATATTTTTTTAATCAAATAGTTTACTAAACGTAAACAATGAGGTGTAGAAATGTTAAACAAAGAAACAGTACTCAATGAAATATGGGAACACGAATTCAATATCAATTATGAAGCTCAAAGAAAAACATATCTTCATTTTGCAGAGCAAGAACGAGAGTTTGCAATGCGCGTGGCTAAGGTACATGCGAATGAAACAATCGACCAACTTATTGACGCGCCATTGTGGGCTTTGGTTCTGATTTTGAAGGATTATGAGGATAAACAAAAATGAATTATAAACACTGGACATTTAAACCTATTGAAGAAGTTAAAGAATACTACGAGCGAACAGGGCTTATAGTTCCTACTTACTGGGCGTTAACAAAACATGATTTTGAAATTGAAATAGCTCGTTTTCAAAGCGTAGTAAATCGTCAAGCTAGTGAGCACTTCAAAAGAATGGTTACATGTGATGAGCGAAAAATCATATTAAGACGTAATCAAGAGTACCTACATTGGTTGCTAACTATACAAATCGAACTTGGCCTATAAGGAGGTGAAACCATGAATAAGATCTGCGTTACTGTTGAGGAGGCCGCCAAATTATGCTCCGTAAGTGATGAGCAAATCAGAAAATGGGCCAAAGATTACGACTTCCCTTCCATGAGGATTGGAAAGGCTGGCGGTAAAAGATTAATACATTTAGAGGCATTGAATAATTGGCTAAGACAAAAATGCCAATTAAGAATGGGGGAACGACAATGAAGTGGATAGCAGCGATGTTATGCATAACATCGTATGGAATTATTGAAGGCTCCGATGTGCAGGGATATGAATTAACCTCTGCAACATGGGCATTGTTAATTACATGCATGATTGCTGCAATAGGCATCATGTTTTACGAAATAAAAAAAGAGGACACCACTAACTGCAATTAGTGATGCCCTAGTCAAAATTAACCAACTCAATTATAGCAAGAAACGGAGATTTAACACAATGAATAAAAAAATTATCGTAACAACTTCCACTATTGCTGCACTAGCAGTAAATGTTATGGCTAACGGTGTAATTACAGGACCAGTAGAACCTAATACCAATGCACCTGTGGCTACAACTCTATTGCAAGTGGTGCAAATACAGTGGTTAATGCTACGAATTCTGTTGCACTTGGCCGTGATAACAAAATTACTGGAAACGATACCATCGTTATTGGTGGTGGCAATGGCACTGTTGCAGGCGGACAATCAACTGCTATTGGATATAACAACTATATTGGAGCCCATCAAGAGCAAACAGTAATTGGCGCAAATTCTGTTGTAGATAACCAGGGCTCAATTGTTATTGGCACACACTCCGTAACAAGAGGTATTGACGCTGTTACTATTGGTAATAACGCCAGTGCACCTGTGCAAAACAGTGTAGCGATTGGCACTAATAGTCAAACTTATACACCTGTTGGCTTCGGACAAATGCAAATTAATGGTGTTACTCATGTATTTGCAGGAGAACAGCCAAATTCTAGTGTGTCATTTGGATCTAAACAAAGTGATACATATAGCAATATTCATAATTATAACCGTCAGTTACAAAACGTCTCAGCAGGACGTATTGAAGCTGACAGCCTCGATGCTGTTAATGGCTCCCAGCTGTATGCAGCTATTGATGAAATTAATTCATTAGGGGGTAAAGTAAGCGAACATACTCAACAAATTAATCGAAACACTAATAGTATTGTCAGTAATTCTAACAATATTAGTCGCATTTCAAATCAAGTCAATATCAATACTAAAGATATTGAGGATTTAAGAGGCAAAATCGATACAAATACAACTGTTGTTAGAAATGAATTGAATAACAAAATTAATGCAACAGAACGTCGTATTAATAAGTTGGGAGCAAGCTCCGCTGCATTGGCTGGCCTGCACCCACTCGATTTTAATAAAAACGATAAAATGTCATTTGCCTTATCTTATGGTCGATATAAAAGTCAAAATGCAGTCGCACTAGGTGCTTTTTATAGACCTAACGAAAAAACAATGTTTGGTGCTGGTGTTAGTCTTGGCAGTGAAACTCAAATCACTATCAATGCTGCATTTAGAGTTGGCAAAGGTGCTGACTATGTAGCAGAAGCAAAGGCAGACAATAGTCGTATTAGTCAACTTGAAAAATTAGTTCAATCTTTAACGGAAGAAGTGGCTACATTGAAAAATGGCAACTAAACATGCCCTTATAAATAACAGCTATTCTGACGAATGGTATACACCAGCTTATGTAGTCAGAACAATGTTAAAGGTATTCCCACCAAATGCTGGTGATAGGATTTTATTGCCGTTTGATACTGCTGAAAGTAATTTCACAAAGATTATTACAGCAGAATATGACAAACAAGCTATATGGGGCATACAAGATTTTTTAACTCGTGATTATGAGTTCGATTATCTAATATCTAACCCACCGTATAGCATCAAGGATAAAATCATAGAACGTTGCATTGATCTTGGCAAGCCCAGTGTACTGCTATTGCCTATAGATACACTGGGGGGGGTACAAAGACATAAATTATTCCACCGTACGCGGATAGGGGTATATATACCAACTAAGCGTATTAAGTTTATTAATGAAAATGGCGATAATTCCAAAACACCAGCTTATCACAATATAGTTATGCTGATTAATTCAAAACAAAATAGCATTCATTTTGAATATGAATATAAGGAGACAGAACAATGAACCAAATTACAATCGAATTCAAAAATGCAAAAGACTTGGCAAAGAAAATTAATGAATATAATGAAATGCTAAACCCTAAAACCGTTGATGAACCACAAACAGTCAAAGTGGTAGAGGCTCCTAAACAAGAAGTAAAGCCTGAACACATCGAAGAGGTAGCAAAAAAAGTAGTTGAGGTCGTAAACAAAGTTGAAGAACCTCAAACAGAACCTATTGAGGTAAAAGAGAAACCAGCAGAAGAGGTTGCAGAAGTTCCTGTTACGAACTTTGATGGCGAACCTATAGAGGTTAAAGCAGAAGAAGTTGAGGAATCAACCGAAAATGAGTTAGACGTTGAAACGGCGGAAATTGATCCTCATGTATATTGGACAAACTTCAAAAACTGGTTGAAGGACAGCGGTCAAGAAGGTGCCAAGGCTGCACTTGATATTTTTCGTAAACACGGCGTTTCCGGAAAACCATCTGCAGAAGATTTATCGCAAGAAATTATCGAAGAACTTGATACATTAATCAATAAATAATTGATAGGTAAGCGAAGGAGAATAGGAACATGGCTAATGTTAATAGTTATAAAGTAGTAATCGACAATGTAGTACCTCAAATCGAGGTACTACAAAAGGCAATAGAATTAGATCCAGCAAACGTTATCTTGTATCAACGTGCTATAGATTTTTGCGAAACTAATATCAGTGTTTCAGAAACTATCATAAAAGCTATAAAACTTGTCGAAAAGGACAGTAAAAAGACAGCTGAAGATAGTAAAAAGACAGAAGAAAAACCAAAGACTTCCACAAAGAAAAAAGAACCTAAACCAGCTCCAGTTGTTGAGGCTGAAAAAGTAGAAGAAGAAACAGACATCTTTGATATGTTCGATTAAAGGCGGTGCACTATGGACATATTAGCAAGGGTATATATCCCTAGAATGTTTGACAGTGTGATTTTAGAAAATGGCTACGATGCACTATTCACTACTATTTACCATACCGATTGCAACTTTGCTTTCGGTGGTAAATGGAAACGCAAATATAGTTATAGCAACGGTTATACTACTGCTGCAAAGTACTTTGTATGCCCTAATTGTGGCGTACATAGTGAACCGTTTAGAAACAAGATCTTATTCGTGCGTGATGATGAAAGCCTTATACCGTTAGAAGTTTGGGCTGATGTTGTAGAGTTTAAAAATTATCTCGATTTACGATTTACATATAGGGCTATTACTATGCGATATGATGGCACCTTTATCGATGAAGGTCTTCGCAAAGAGGTATTACGCTTTGACTTTAAAAGTAAAAAAGCCACCTATACTGACTATAATCGCGGTAAGCATGAACTTACGCTCGAGTATATACACCATAAAAGAGTCATGGAAGTACTAACTTATCTAGGTAAATCTTACGCAATGCATGATATTAATAGAAAACCACTAAATAATGTGTTTAGGTCTTTACGATTAGCATTTGAACGTAGGATTAAAAAGGCCTATGGGTATTCCACTAGTGATGTATATATAGCACCATCTTTTAATGAAGATAACGGCTACCACTTTTCTATGTTGTTAAACATGATCTTGAAACTATCAGCACCAGATATGCCAAACATTATAAGTATTCAACGAGGGGCTGACTACTGGAACGATTACTATTCAAGATTAATTACATCTATTCCATTTGATAGTGATGTATTGGATTTAACAAAAAAAGGAATGAACTTTCAAGAGGCTTTGCGGACTGTTTATAAATCACCTAACAGCAAGGCATTACGTAGGGCTATGGCAAAAAATCCTATGTCGGTAGTACTATCCAACGTATTAAGTCTATTTAAAGATGAAAATTGCAGGCGTACGATTGTTGATTTAAATCGTCATAACCTTCCTGATGATGAAAAGTACAAATACACTGGCAAAGTTCATTGTGCTAAGGATATTAGAAAATCGATGAAATTACATATCGATGGTTCAAAAGAGTTTTGGCAAATAATGATTGCTAGATATGGCGAGCCTGCTGCATTGCGTTGGATATTATCCGAGGACTTCCGAGACATTGAGGACTGCGTAAGAATGTATTCCGAGTTAATACTCAAATATCGAGATAAGTTTTGGGGCAAAAAGTTCAAACTAAAAGCATTACATGCTGAGCTTATTAATATCTATAACAAGCAAGAGTATGGCGATGTTAATTTACCGGCTATACCAGCATTAAATGCTGACCTAAATGGACTACATTTTGTAGTGCCAAAAACTGCTGCAGATTTAATGATAATTGGTAAGCAGCTTAAAAACTGCGTGGGATCTTATAAAGATAGAGTCATGAAAGGGAACACAGCAATTGTGGTTGTAACAGACGATAACATGAAACCTGTAGCATGCCTTGAATTAACGAAAGATATCGACAGTAAAGAAAAATTCACAAAGCTGGTACAGGCAAAATTGTTTGGCAATCAATGTGTTTCTAAAAATAAAGACGTCAATAACACTGTTTTAACGTGGGCTAACCAGTTAAAGATTGAACCGGTAACAGTAGATATTCAAGCACAAGTAAGCTAGGGGGACGCAATGAAATTAAGTGAAATAATGTTAAATAACTTCAAAGGAATTAAATTTATAAACTTTGAATTCGATGGCAATGACGCTTCCATATATGGTGATAATGCCACCGGTAAAACAACTATATTTGATAGTTTATGTTGGTTATTGTTTGGCAAGGATAGCCTAGATAGAGCGGATTTTGAAATAAAAACGCTTGTAAATGGCGAACCACTTCATAATGTCAATCATGAAGTGGAAGCAACGTTCAGTAATGATGATGGCACCAGCTTTGTATTAAAACGAGTATATCGCGAGAAATATAGCAATCCTCGCGGTGGCGAAACAAAACTAACTGGACATACGACCGATTACTTTATTAATGAAGTACCGGTCAAAGAAAAAGAATATAAAGCATTTATCAATAACATGATTAATGAGGACGTATTTAAGTTAATTACCAACCCACTATATTTCAATGAGCAGTACAGCTGGCAAAACAGACGCAAATTACTGCTCGAAATGTGTGGCGATATTGATGATGAAAGCGTAATCAATAGTCGTGATGATCTTAAACGATTAGCGCAATTGTTAAACGGACATACCGTCGAAGAACAAAAGAAAATTGTAGCTGCTAAAAAAGCAGCTATCAATAAAGAGTTGGACATGATACCTATTCGCATTGATGAGGCTGTAAGAAATAAACCTGAAATTGTATCAAACAAAACAAAACTAACTCAAGACATTCAAGTCATATTGAATGGTATTGATGAGTTAGAAAAAGAAAAAGCTATTATCAATAATGGTTTTGAAGCTACAGAAAAGCAATCTAAAATGCGTGAAATTAATCGTCAATTAGAGGCAAGACGGTCGGAAGTATTATCTGACTATAAAAAAGATAAACGAGCGTTACGGTCTAACTATGAGCTATCGCTAATGCAATTAAAATCATTAGAGGCTGAACGTGATAGATACTACGACAGACACAATGATTTAAACAGAGATATAGACCTAGAAAACAAACGAATTGAAAAGTTGCAAGATGAGTTTAATTCGTTTAATAATCAAAAATTTGACACTGTAAATTGCCCTACTTGTGGGCAACCGTATCCAGATGAAAAGCGTGCAGAGCTCGAGACTATATTTAACACTCAAAAATCTACAAATCTTGAAGAGTGGCAAAAATTAATTGATAGTGCAAAAGCTATGAAGCAATCATACATGGAACAGCAAGACATTATGGCTGTAAAGGTTGACGGATTAACGAATCAAATTGCTGACAAGCAAAAAGAATATGACAGTCAATTCAAGAATTATGAGGAACTGCAAGAACCTAACATTGAAGATGATTCAGTATATAAAGATTTAAAAGCGGAACTATTTATTCTCGAGCTAGACGACGGCAATGAAGCTGACGACAATAAACTTTTAAAAATTGATACAGATTTGAAGGAATTAAAGTCGAAAAAGTTGGCACTAGAAACAGAGCTCAATAAATTTAAAATGGCAGGCGATATTGATATACGTATAGCAGAGTTGGAAGCACAGCGACAAAAGCTGGCTGAGGAAAAGAATTTACTAGATGAAACATCATTCTTGATTGACGAGTTTGTAAAAACAAAAGTCGATTTATTGGAACAATCCATTAACAGTCATTTTGAATACGCTCGCTTCAAAATGTTTAACGTGCTAGTCAATGGAAATATCGAAGAGTGCTGCGAGACCACTTATAAAGGTGTTCCATACCGTAGCATGAATAATGCGGCTCGTATGAATGTAGGGCTTGACATTATTAATGCATTAACCAAGTTTTATAACGTTACTGCGCCAGTATTTATTGATAATGCTGAGGCTGTAACAGATTTTATCAAGTGTAATAGTCAGACAATCAAACTGGTTGTAGACGCTGATTTCAAAACACTAACAAAGATCTAGGAGGTAAACCATGTCAAAAGAAGTTGCTATCAACAAACCATCATTACCAGGTTTTCAATCTGCGGAAGGATTTGAGCTTTTACAACGTCAGGCAAAAATGTTTTGCGGTTCATCTTTAGTACCGCAACAATTCCAAGGCGAACAAAACTTTGGGAACGCTATTATTGCATTGGAAATGGCTCAACGTATGAATGCATCACCTTTAATGGTTATGCAAAACTTATATATCGTTTATGGCAATCCAGGCTGGTCTAGTAAATTTTTGATAGCTACATTTAATCAATGCGGACGTTTTGAGGCTATCAAGTACAAGGAAACTGGGAAGAAGGGAACCGATAGCCAAGGTATTATCGCCTACACTCGAGAAAAGGGTAGCGATGAAATTATACAAGGTCCAGAAGTTACTATCTTAATTGCTAAGCAAGAAGGCTGGTACGACAAAAAGGGGAGTAAATGGAAAACAATGCCAGACCAAATGTTACGTTATAGGGCTGCAGCTTGGTTGATCCGCACAACAGCCCCGGAAATTAGTATGGGACTACAAACTACTGATGAAATTATAGACGTAGAAGGTAACGTCAGTGATGTTATGGACGATGTAACAACTACTATTGAACATAACGCCAATAGTGAAGTGATTGACATCGAACCTAATGAGCCAACTTTTGTCGATGCTGAAACTGGCGAAGTATTGAACTCCGATGCGATGTTCAAATGATTAGCATCGAGTGTTATGGTAGCAGTTCAGCTGGCAACTGCTACCGCATAAAAAGCAGTGTGAATGGTGATGAATTACTTCTCGATGTAGGGTTGCCATTTAAAGCAATCCAAAGGGCTTGCAAATATAATTTCATACATCTGTTAGGTGCTTTAGTTACCCACCAACATGGCGACCATTCAAGGGCTGTTGCTGACATGTTAAAACTTGGACACAAGATATATATGTTACGAGAAACAGCCGATGCCTTGCATGTGATAGACGAGCATTCATGGGTTGAGATAACTCCTAAAAAGTCATTCAAACTGGGTGTGTTTACAGTATTACCATTTGAGCTTCAACATGATGTACCTAACGTTGGGTATTTGATAACAGATGGCGACGAAAAGCTACTGTATATCACCGATACGTACTATTGCAAATATACGTTTAAAGGTGTTCATCACATAGTAGTTGAGTGCAACCATTCGTATGAGCTACTTAAACAAAGAGTTGAACAAGACGAGTTAAGTAAGCAACGAATGGAAAGGCTTATTCAGTCCCACTTTGCACTTGAAAATGTCATAAAGTTTTTACGGTCAATGGATCTTTCGCAATGTAAGGCCATTCACCTTATCCATTTATCTAACGAAAACTCGAATGAAGAGTATTTCAAAAAAACTGTACAAGCTGCAACCGGCAAGTTGGTAATCGTACATCAAGAAAAGGGGTGATATTGTGCGAGTTAAATTCGATGTATTCATCAAGGCCTTGGAGGATAAACATTTAACACTTATGCAATTTTCTAACGAGTCTCAAACAGTTCCAAAATCACTTGTCTTATATCTAAGTGGAAAGCCAATAGCATTTGATAAAAAGCGTTTTATGTGGTGTAAGGTGCTAGGCCTAGAACATGACGAATTATTTTATTAGGGGGTAAAGAATGGCATTTGTTAAGACGTATTTCAGCCATGACATTAATACTTTAGCAGACCCTAAGATTGCAATCATG